TTATTCATTTTGGGACAGAAACAACTGTTGGTGATAATACAACACAAGACCCAATGTTTATTAGATTTAGTGATCAAGAAAATTTTAATCTATATAATCCTACATCTACAAATACCGCAGGAACATTTAGACTGGACACCGGAAACACAATCGTTGCAGCCGTGAATGGTAAAGACTATGTTTTAATATTAACTGATCAAGCAGCTTATACAATGCAGTTTGTTGGTCCACCTTTTACTTTTTCTATAAGACAAGTTGGTACAAATTGTGGATGTATCGGTCCTCATGCAGCTGTTTATGCAGATGGTAAAGTATTTTGGATGGGTAATTCTGGTGGTTTCTTTGTGTTTGATGGTACAGTAAAACTATTACCATCATTAGTAGAAGACTTTGTATTTACAACTGATGGAGATAATCTTGGTATAAATTATGCATCAAATCAAATTGTATTTGGTGCACATAATTCTTTGTATAATGAGATATTATGGTTTTATCCAAAAGGAACACCGACTACCGGACCATCTGTACAAATAGATAGAGCTGTTACTTATAACTATGTAGAAAATACTTGGTCAACAATGTCTTTAGCTCGAACAACTTATGCAGATTCTGTTACATATGCTAATCCTTACGCAACTGAATATGATGCAACTACTGTTCCTCAATTTCCAACAATACAAGGTGTAACAAATAAATTTGGATCATCAACTTATTTTGAACATGAAAGAGGTGTAAATAAAATTAATTTAAACGGATCAGAAGAACCGATAAGTTGTTTTGTTCAATCAGGAGATTTTGATTTACCAGTTGATGGTGATGGTCAGTTCTTATTAAATATAAGAAGATTTTTACCAGACTTTAAAAATTTATCAGGTAACGTATCCATAACACTTGGCACAAAAGACTTTCCAATTGCAGGTAACACTACCACGATATCTTTTGTTGTTAATTCTGCGACATCTAAAATAGATACAAGAGTAAGAGGCAGACTTGCTAATATTAAAATAGAAAACTCTGCACTAAATGACAATTGGAGATTTGGAACGTTTAGAGCAGATGTACAACAAGATGGTATGAGATAATGAACGAAGAAGCACTATTTCAAGAATACAGCACCAATAGAGCTCTTCAAGCAACCTATCCAGACTTTCCAACATATAGAGACTTTGTAATGAGTCAGATGCCAGCTCAAGCAAATGAAAATGGTGGTATTCCTCAGGTATTAAATAATGCTGCAAACAGTATGGGATCTATTAAAGATCTTGGTAAAAATTTAATAATGAATAAATTAACTTCTAAAATGGGAATGTCTTTGAATCCAATTGGCATTGGATCAATAATGTTAGGTGGTTTAAAAAATATAAATGACAGAATACAATCAACAGATTTTGCAAGATCTAAAAATTTAATGGATTACTTAGATGCAAGAAGCTATGGCGGTATTGATGCAAGAAACGCTGCAGCAATAACAAACATGGCTCAAGCAAGAGGTATACAAAAACAAATGGCGCAAAGACCATCATCACAAGTTTCAGCAAGAGATCAAGCTATGGGCGGTGGAGGAGGAGCTACAAACACTAGTAGTTCTAAAAACACAGGTGGTGGTTTTTCTTCATCTGATAGAGGAGCAGCTTTACATGGCTAAAATAACTGTTTACATACCAGAACCCAAACAACAATATGAGGAAGAAAATCAAAGACAAATTGTGCAATCGCTTGATACAGTTAAAACACAATTAAACACATCATTTCAACAGGACTTGAAAAATGAACAAGATACCTTTAATTATTTTATGTTATGACAATACAATACAAAAATGAAACATATTTACTAAGCACAAACACATCAACGACTGTACTTACTATATCTACTTCTGCAGTTGGTATTGTAAAAAGCGTACAAGCGGTGCACAAATCAGCATCAAATGCTGATGTAGATCTTTTGGTTTTAAAAAATGGTGGCACGGCTAGAGTTGTTGCTCATGCAGAACTTAATAAAAGCTTTGTAAATTTAGCGTCTAATACAATTAATTTAGAAGCAGGTGATGCCTTACTTATGGAAAGCGATACATCGAATGCAATTACAGGTGTTATAAGTTATGCATTGATAGATAGATCTCAGGAAAATGGCTAGGCAAAAATTTATTCATTACGTACCAAGACCAAAGCCTAAAAAACGACCAGGTCGTCACAAAAAAAGCCTTTCAAAGTCTGAGAAAAGAAGTTATAAACCATACAACAGACAAGGACGAGCTAATCATGGCGGAAGACGATAAAAAATATACAATAATAGATGGTAAAAAAGTTCCTGTATACAATGCTAAGGTTGTAGAAACCATTAAAAATAAAAGGACAGGAAAAGTTTATGACAATAAAGCTCATTTTGATGCTGATGTTGCTGATTCCAACACTGATACTACTGTGGATGATTTTCAACAAGACCTAGCAGTTGAGGTTGCATCTCTACAAGTAATTGGTAAAACCAAGTAATGGATCCTATAGGTGGTACAGAATTACAAGTAAAGTTACTTAAAAAATATGTTGATTCAAAACTATTAGATAACTTTCAAATTACAACTTCGGTTCCTGAAAAAATACCTTTAGCAAAAGATAAAATTAATATTCTTTGGCAACAAAATTCATATGACCAACCTAATATTGCACCTTGGTTTAAAGACAAAGAAAATCATAAAAAATATGATTGGTATGTTTTTAATTCACATTGGTGTTACGAAAAATTTAGATTAATATACAAAGTGCCTACTGAAAAGTGCACAGTAATTAAAAATGCAATAGAAAATTTTCCTGAAAGAAAAATACACAAAAAAGGTGACCCCATAAGAATGATATTTCACCCAACACCCTGGAGAGGTTTAAATATTATACTTGGTGCTATGCAGTTAATAAAAAACGAAAACATTACTCTTGATGTTTTTTCTTCTACAAAAATATACGGAAATGAATTTATGGATAACAATGATAACACATACAAACCGTTATATGCTCAAGCAGCTGAATTAAAAAATGTAAATTATAGAGGTTGGCACAGCAATGATTATATTTGTAAACACATTACCGATTATCAAATATTTCCATACTCTAACAATTGGGAGGAGACATCTTGTATCTCAGCCATAGAAGCATTAGGAGGTGGATTACATATGATAACAACTAATTACGGAGCTTTGTTTGAAACTTGTTCTGAATGGCCTGTATATGTTCAATATGATACAAATTATAAAAATATGTCTGAGTGTTTTGCTTATGCAATAGATTCTGTGGTTGATTATTTACATCACGAAAAATGTCAAGAGCACCTGCAAATGCAACAAGATTTTTACAAAAAATTTTATTCTTGGAGCAAAAGAAGTTTAGAATGGACAAATTTTTTAGAAGGAGTTTTGAATGCAAAATCATGAACCAATATGGTTTAATAATAACGAAGATAAATCCAATCAACCAAAATTTTCTGTATTTGTTGGCACTCCTTGCCATTCAGATGTATGCATACATTATACTCAATCAGTATTAGAATTACAAAAATATTGTTGGCATAATAAAATTAATTTAATGTTTCAATTATTTAAATCATCACTTGTAACACAAGGTAGAAATTTATGTGTCTCAGCTTTTTTACAGACTAAATGCACACATCTATTATTCATAGATTCAGACATTGCATTTAAACCACATAGTCTTCAACATTTGTTGGATGCAGATAAAGATGTAATATCTGTACCATATCCGTTGAAAGATATGTGTTGGGAAAAAGGACTACAAGTAATAGAAGAAGGAAGAATAAAAACTACTGAAGATTTAAAAACAAAAGCCTTTTACAGGTTTCCTATGCGTGTACCTGATGCAGATGATATTAAGATTGAAAAAAATTGTATAGAGGTAACCCACTCACCTACTGGATTTATGTTGATTAAAAGAGAGGTGTTTGAGAAGATGAAGAAATATTATCCAGACAAAGAGATATATCAGGATACACTAATTAATGGCAAACTACAGAAAACAAAAGAGTTGTGGAACTTCTTTGATACCCTACATAATCCAGAAGATAAGACATATATGGGTGAGGATTTTGCCTTTTGTAAGATTTGGAAAGCTACTGGTGGTAAATGCTTTGCCTATGTTGACGATGAGATCAGCCATGTTGGAGAACACACCTATACAGGTAGATTTGGCGATGAGTTGATAAAGGACAAGTAAAATGGTAATATTTAGTTTTTAGATCTAAAGGAGAAAATATTATTATGGCAGGACCACTTGCATTCTTACCCTACGCATTAGCAGCCTACGGTGGTTATCAAGGTTACAGAGGAGCTAGAGATGCAGGGGCTTCAGGTATTGGTAGATTATTAGGAGCAGCAGGAGGAGCTTATGGTGGTTACACTTTAGGTTCTGCAGGACTATCAACATTTGCACCAGGAGTACAACAGATTCCTGCTTCATCATTATTTGCATCAAAAGCAGCAACACTACCAACAACAGGAACAATCGCAGCTAACTCTCCATTTGCTGCAGGTCAACAAGGAGCATTAGAAGCAAGCAGACAAGCAATGTTACAAAAAGGTGCCGAGACTGCAGGTAAAGATGTTGTAGAAAGATCTTTAATGGAAAAATTATTAAGACAAAAAACTGATCCTACAAAATATGATCCATTAAAAGTTTCCGCACTTGCAGCAGGTATACCATATGCGATGGGTGCTTTTGATCAAGCACCAACTGATATTTATCAACCAACTTATAACGTGGCTTACGCAGACTTTGCAGCGCAAAGACCTGGCTACACATATATTGATCCACAAACAGGACAAGAAAAACAATACGAAAAAGTTTATATACCAGAGGCAGATCCAAAGAACCAAGGTGACATGAGAGTAGGTCCTTATGCCATGGAAAAAACAAGATTAAGAACAGGTGGGTTAGCAGAAATAAAAAAATTTAATGAAGGTGGTATCAACTATTTACCATCAAAACTTGAACATGATGAAAACGATGCAAATAATTATGTGCGTGCACATGGTTATATAGAGGACGGATCAGGTGCAGGTGATAAGGACGAGGATACAATGTTAGCTCAACTAGCAGA